GTGTACCACGTCTGCCGTCCATCGGGCGCCGGCCAGCAATCGAATCCCAGCAACACGATCCGGGTCGCGCCCAGATGGACGGCCAGGTTGATCGCCTGGTAGCCTGAGTTATAGCCGGTCCGCAGGCCGGTCGGCTCGAGCTCCAGGCCCTCCGTGCCGGTATGCCGGAGCAACGTGACCGCCGGATACCGGCGGCGGCGCGCGGCGATGGCGGCCGGGTCATACCGCTCGTAGTCTTCCGGCCAGTCTTCCAGCGAGTACTTCAGGCCCGCGAAGGTTGGCGCGCCGTCATAGAAGGCCCACCAGGAGGCGTCGCACGCGTAGAGCACATCGGCCCACGGTGCGAGCAGATAGGCTTCCTTGATCGCGATCACGCGGGTGAGGTGCGGACGCTCGCCGATGTAGCGGACGTCCGCGTCGGTGAGGCTCGGGCCGCCGCCAAGGATCGTGATCGTTGAGCCAGGCCACCGCTTCGGCACAGCGGCGAGCGGCGGCGCGACAGCGGCGGAGGCGGTCATCGCTTCCCCACCGACACCACCGGCAGGCTCGGCGCATCCTGCCCATCCTTCCCGTCCCGTCCGCGCTTGACGGTCAGCGTCCACGCCTTCGATCCATCTCCGGGTTTGGTCGTCGTCGGTTCGTTGCAGTGCCAGAGCGATCCCGCCCAGGTCGTCGTATCCCCCTGGTCGTAGGCCTTGCCGTCTGCGTAGACGCCCCGGTAAATCACCGCCGGGATGGTCACGGGAAATTCCTTGACGCGGGTGCCCTGCTGAAACCGGAAGGTCAGCAGACGGGCGCCGTCATGGAGCACGGAGAGGTCATCGAAGCCGAACCCGTCGAGGCCATCTTTGCCGTGCAGGCCGTCCTTCCCGTCGAGGCCCTTTTCCCCGGGCACGCCCGGGACCCCTGGTAAGCCGTCGCGGCCGTCGCGCCCCGGTGTCCCCGCCGGACCGTCCGGCCCGCGCTCGCCGGCGGCGCCTGGCGGCCCGTCTTGGCCGCGTGCTCCGGCGGGTCCCGGCTCGCCATCCTTCGACGTCGGGCGCGCCTCCAGCGCCGCCAGGCGGGCTGTGACTGGCGCCAGCGCAGCCTTGACCAGCCGGACGACATCGGCCGCGAGCGCGTCGGGGTCAAGCCGCATAGAGCCCTTCCTCGAGCGCTTTCCGGAAGAGCGCCGCCGAGAAACTCGCCGTCATGTCCTCGGGCGTCTGGTCGTCCGGTGGCGGCGGCTGAAGGTCCGGTGTCGCGGGGATCCCCGGCGTCTGGCGCTCGGCGAGCTGATCGATCGGCCAGTACTGTTGCTGCAGGAGGGGCACTTCCCCGCCCGGAACCGGGCCGAGGCCGTAGTACTTCTTCCGCGCTTCGTTCGGCGACATCGGGCCGCCGACCCCGTCTTTCGCCGCGGCGCTCTTGGTCTGCGTGTCGAGCCAGATCAGGTCATCGGGATCGAATTCGGTGCCGTAGCGGTTGCCGAACTGCGGCCCGAGCGCGAGCCCTTCATCGAGCGTCGATTCCAGGGCCGTGATGAGCGATTGCAAACACTGCGCGTAGTACTGCTTCACCAGCGGTTCGACATTCGCGTACGGCGGCGGCGGCCCGACGCCGATCATGTAGGGCGGCACGTGGAAGCAGGAGCACACCGTATCAGCCGTCCACTTCAACTGCTCGATGAGCTGCGCATCGATCGCCTTCATCGTCAGTTGTTCGTACTTCAGGCCATCCCCGGCGACCGCGACCTTCCCGATGTTGTCGCCCGCGAAATTCGTTTCGAAGTACGCCTTGAGCCGGGTGGCGGTCTCGTCGCTGATCGATCCGGGCGCGGTGAGGATGCCGCTCGGCGCGGAGCCGACGCCGAAAAACTTGGTGGAGTTGTTCTGGATCGCCAGCCCCTGCGCCGCCGCCATGCCAGCGGCATAGATCGGCGTGACGCCGATGAGCGGGTGGTAGAGGGCGCACATGATGTCGTGAATGATCTCGCTCGCCGGGACCGTGATTGAGTTCTGCGGCAAGCCGTTCAGATCGTCGCGCTGGATCTGGTAGTAGACGCCGCCATCCGTCGTCACGAGCGGCGTGACGCGCAAGGGCGCGAGGATGTAGAGCGCCTTGACCTTGTTGGAGTCGTCCCGTTGCTTTAAGACGTAGGTATTGCCCGCGATGAGCTTGCTGACGATCCACTGCTCGACAAACTTCTGGATTGTCTGGTAGCGATTCGGCTTGCGCAGGACCGGCGAATACGAGGGGTTTTCCGTTTCGGTCCAGATCCCGTTCTCGTCCTTCTGCACCAGGCGCAGACAGAGCTTCGCGATATCCCCGGCGATGAGGGAGACGCAGGCGTAGACCGCGAAGTAGGCGAGCGCGGTCGAGGCGGGGACGTCGACATTCTTCTGCCAGGCGCCCGTGAACGATTCGCGGATGACCGGCCACCAGCCCGATCCGCCACTGCTCAAGGGTTTGAGCGGCGGCAGCGCCTTCTCCTGCAACACGAGCCCGAGGTGCGTCCCGGTCAACTGATTCATCGCTGGGCCGTCGGCGGCGGCGTATCCCGAATCGAAAATCGCAGGTTCAGGATGTTCTCCACTTCCTCCTCGTGGACGAGATACACATCGCCCTCGTCGATCGATCGGCCGTGATAGGTGTGGGGCCGCAAGGCGCGCAGCCAGACCGTCGGCGCGCCGCGACGGGGGGATCCGTAGTCAGCGTCATACGGATCCCCCGGTGTCATTAGACGTAGGTCGCCGTGGTGTACACGACCGCCGTGGTGCGGGCGCGCTTCCAATTGATGAAGCGTTCCGCGCGCAGCCCGATCAGGTTCTGCTGCCAAAGATTCACGAGGATCGTCGACGCCGTCGCGGGCGACGTGGGCACGGTGTTCATCTCGATACTCGCCTCCTGGCTCACATCGATCGTCACACCGCCATCGTCCGCGAACAGAATCGACGGCGCGTGCGCGAAGGCGACGACCTGCCCGGCCGCCTGCGACGTCACGACCGGGACGCCCAGAATCGTGCCCCCCTGCGCCGTGATGTCCGGGAACGGCCGGACGCCCAGCGTGGTGATCGCGCCGGCGAGCGCGAAGGCATTGGCTTCCGACATGATGATCACGACATCCCCGATGTTGTAGAGGGACTGCGTGAGAAGCGTGATCCCCTTCTTGATGTCCGTGCGGGCGTTGTCCGACGAGGTGCCCGCGGTGCCGTAGCCGTTCGCGCCGTTCGTGATCGAGGCTGGATTGAGATTGGCGACCGCCGCCACCGTCGGGTCGATGAACTGCGTATCGAGGTACTGCGCCATGCCGGCGATCATGTCGTTGCGCACGACCTGTTCCGCCGACGGATTGCTGATCTTGGCGAGTTCCGCCGAGATGACGATGATGCCGGCGGCCTTCGCGAGCCCGAGCGTCGCGCTCGCGAGCTGCAACTGGCCGACGGGCTTCGGCGCGCCTTCCCCGACCCACCCGTAGGTCCCGCCGCCAGTCTGCACCGGGACGGAAATGTTGAACGGCACATTCCGCAGGTTCGGAATCCGCCCGATGATGGTGCGCGGGCGCAGCAGTTCGAGGAAGTCATCGATCGGCCGCTGGACAGCGAGCGGCGCGGCCCAGGCCGGCTCCGCGATGGTGCCGGGATTGGTCACGGCCTTGGTATTGATGCTCAAATTGGCCTTGAGCATGTCCACCACGACCGGGGTCTGCTCCATCCAGTCGGCGCGGCTTTCTGCGTAGCGGATCGCGTCGGACGTCGAGTTCTTCCCGATGATCTTGGCGATCACGTAGCGCGTGTAGGCCGTGCCTTTCGGCAGGTTGTCCTTCACCTGCACGACGGGCGCGCCGCCGCGGAGATCGCTCCCGGTCTTCGTGTCGACGACCTTCGTGATCGGCGTCGCCGTGGCGACGTTGGTCTTCTCGAGCAGGCGCAGGCGCGGCAGGTGATCGTCGATGGCTTTCACTTCGGCCGCGAGGCCGTCGTACTGCTCGGTCTGTTCGGCGTCGAGCGTCGAACCGCTACTGGACGCGGCGGTCATGATGGCGTTCATTTCCGCGACCTTGGCGGCGCGGGAGTTTTCGAAGGACGTGATCTGTTCTTGGACGGTCATCTTCCCCTTCGCTTTCACGATGGGAAGTCCCGAAACGCCGGGCAGGTGACGGCCGGACGCGGCCAGATCGAGTTCTTTCACGCGGAGGATGGTGGCTTCGACGTTCTGCGGGATCGTGACGGCGGAGAGTTCCGCCCACAACCATTTCAGAACGTGGAGGCCGCCCGTGTCGATGCGCGCGGCTTCAATCGGATTCCAGCCGATCGAGAGGCCGCGGACGAGCTTGTTCTTGATGGAGAGCCAGGCCTCGTCAATCCGATCCTTCAGCGTGCCCGGTTCGTCAATCTTCGCGATGCGCGCCTTGATCCGGATGCCCGAGGGCGTGACGGACGCCTCGAAGACTTCCCCGATCGGCTGCGACTGATTGTGCTGCCAGAGGAAGGGCATCGGCAGATCGAACTGCGCGCCCTTCGGTTCCATGACATCGCCGCGGCGATCGGGCGTCGGCGTTGAGGCGATGCCGTCGATGACGCGCTGCTCGTCATCGAGGGCTTTGATCTCCAGAAGCGC